AGCCGCCTTGGGATCGATAACACACCCGAAGACTGGGAGATCGAAAACCTCAAGGCTGTAGCAGAGAATGTATTCCAACCTATCCGAGATCACTTCGATGTGCCTATCGCCGTGAGCTCTGGATACAGAGGTAAGCAGCTAAACAAAGCCATCGGGGGCAGCAAGTACTCTCAGCATATGGTGGGCGAGGCTCTCGACCTAGATGCCGACGTGTATGGACGCATCACCAATGCAGATATCTTCAACTTTGTAAAAGACAACCTGGTGTGGGACCAGATGATCTGGGAGTTCGGAGATGACGAAGAACCCAACTGGGTGCATATCTCTTATAAACGCATGGGGAAGAATCGAAAGCAGATTAAGCGGGCTCGCAGAGACAAAAACAATAGAGTTTACTATACCATAGAAAATGCCTAAGCAAGTATTTAACTATGCCCCTGGGGACAGCAAGCGTAAGCGCCCAGGAGTACACGCCAAGACCAAGACGTCTAGCAACAAACGAAGCAAAAGCTACAAGAAAGCTTACCGTGGACAGGGACGTTAAAGTGAGTTGTAAAAACGCTGTACCGCTAACCTACCTTTCTGCGACATCGCATAACGAACCCTGTAGTTATATTTTGTTTCATCACGGAACAAATGATCTTCCATTGTTTGAGAAGGACTGAGTTTGTCGAAGTGTTTGTATAGATATCCAGCATTTACTAGTGGGTATATGATTCTATCGGACATACTGTTCCTGCTTATCTGATAGTTTTCTGCTGCCCACGATATAGTAAAGAATTCTAGGTCGTATGCGAACAGCAAGAAGTGCAGATACGATTTCGTTAAATCTGGGTTAGAATCAATAAAGCTATCTGTTGCCGACCTTAAGTTTTTGAGGTAGTTATGCTTGATATATTTCTTAGGCATAAAAGAAACATCTCTGAACATTCTCTTCTTAGTAACTGTCGATTTCGGCATCTTTGATATGTTGTATATTTGATTCAAACGAATTTACAACATGAGCCCTAGCGATACCCTCTTCTTTGCTGAAATGTATTCTCTAGTCAAGAAGATGGAGGAGACGATAGATGAGTTCGACATGAAGGATCGAACCATGGCATCAATCGTTATAGGCGTACTCGACTTAGACGCAATAGAATACGGAGCCACGGAGACAGAAATGAAGACCATGTATAGTTTTAACCTTCAGGACAGGTCAGAGCTAGAAACCGTAAAGTCGGTCATGGACAATGCGTACAAAGACGAGGACGACGACATCGACCTTGATGATCTGCTGGGAGGCTTGGGCATATCCCTAAACTAATGGAAGGACTTATTAGAAAGATCGTGGTTGGCCGCGATCCCAAAAACGGCATGGCATATTATGTGGGCATGCGAGCAGGAAGCGGAGAAATATCTGCAATAGTAGAAGATGAAAGGCATCTGCATAAATTTGGTAAGCAGAGATATCTGATCTACATTGAGAACGAAGACGGAACCATGCTTTGGAAGAGCATAGATGTAATGTCTTGCATTCTTGAATTTGACCTAAACTTCTGATGAACAGAAACAACCTGCTGACCGAGGGCAACGAGTTTCGACTCCCCAACGGAAACCTTTACAGCGGTCCGTACCATGTCCATATATCAAAAGGAGCCATGGTAGGGGCTAGGCATGTAAATGCACCTCACGATCTGCTAACTCCAGTCAATGAAACTGTAGCAGAAAAAGTAGCTTCGATTCAAGAAGAGCTAACGGCCCAGCGTCAGCGTCAATTAAATCTAGCAGTAAATTCAAATAATCAAGCTCCTGTCCAATCATCTCCCCCTCCTTCTGGGGGAAGCAGTGGTGGTGGGGGCTACTAAATTTTAATTAATGAAAACATTCAATTTGTTTATTGTCGAATTAGAAAAGACAGTAAACGACACCATCACAACGTCTGGTGGTTTAGAGTTGTACATAGACAATAGATTCAATGAGTTTGAAAACAGAGTTACAGAAGGTCCAGTCGTGGCTGTCCCGTTTAAGTACGAAACTGGCGTTGAGCCTGGCGACACGCTTTACTTCCATCATCTCGTCGTTCTTAACGGGGGTGCGCCGCTTACTGGTTACGATAATCACTACCTTGTCAGGTACGATGAAGACCACGCTATCAATAATCAAGCTATTGGCTTTAAAAGTAGCAGTACTGGCGCTATCCACCCTCTTGCGGGTTGGAGCCTTCTTGAACCGATCGAAGAAGAGGAAGTTCAAGAGTCGGAGATTATCGAAGTTGTCAAACTTAAGCAGAAACCAACAACAAGAGGTAGAGTCGCATTTACGTCTGCTGGGACTGAAGCGCTAGGCTTAAAAGTCGGTGATGTCGTTGGCTTCAAAGAAAACCGAGACTACCGCATTAAGATAGACGGGAAGGAATACTACAGAACCCGCACCGAAGACCTTATGTATGTTGAGAGATAATCTATTTAATATGACCATGATGGCATCTAAAGAACGAGCAGCAGAACAACTAATGTCTACCCTAGAGCAACACGAATGCTTGATTGCTGACGGCTTTGACGAGGCGTTAATAGGGATAAGCCACGGAGCTGTTCCCAAGGCCGTGTACGATATAGACCAGATTATCGACATCCTTTGTAGGGATGATGATATGACCCGCGAAGACGCTATCGAGCATTTTGAGTTCAACATCGGCGGATCATACGTTGGTGAGAAAACACCGCTCTTCGTTTATTGTAACGAGGGTGGATCTTACTGGATGAGTGATGAGCCGTTCGAATAAGTTTACTACGGTCAGCGCTGCTCGCCGCCTCATGTCAAGTATGGAGGTGGCTATTAACAACATGATTGAGGAAATCAAAAAGCCCGTTGACCCAGAAGCTGGTGGCTCTGCTCGAAAAGCAGAGTTACAATCGATCAAGCAAACGGCAGTGGATTGTAAAGAACTTCTGGTAGAGCGCCAGAGACTAGAACAAATGGTTAAAGAGCTACAAGCAAATGGAGAAATCGAGCAAGACAAAGACTACTCAGGAGGATTCGCAGAAAAGTTCTCAAAGTAATCCTACTGGGTTGATATACTGGTGCGACTATGATTTTAAGAGTGAAAACACCGCATCTAGTAAATTGCGCGTCAACTTCAAGCTCTCTTAGCTCAGCGGTAGAGCAGCGAACTCATAATTCGTAGGTCATTGGTTCGAATCCAATAGGGAGCACACGGTGCCATACAAAAGCAAAAAAGATCAGGCTAGGGCGGCAGCTAAACACTACCGAGAAAACAAAGAGAAAATAATCTCTAGAAGCTCAGCGAGAAACAGAAGGCAGAGAAAAAAGAACAAAGCGTTTGTAGACCGAGTAAAAAGAATGTTCAGTTGTGTGGACTGCGGGGAGTCAGATCCAGTAGTTCTTGAGTTTGATCATGTAAAAGGAAAAAAGAGAAGGGCAATAGCTGATATGGTTTCTAACTATTACAGCATAAAAACAATAAAAGACGAAATAAGGAAGTGTGAAATAAGATGTGCAAATTGCCACCGTAAAAAAACACACGAGCGAATGCACTCGTAGCTCAGTTGGATAGAGCATCTGCCTTCTAAGCAGACGGTCACAGGTTCGAATCCTGTCGGGTGTACAAATTAAATTCAATGTCTGTACTCATAGATATAGATGGTTATGAAACTAAAGGGATTAAGATCGACCCTAATGGCACAGAGGGAGATTGCTTCGAATCGAGTGGGCTACTTATTGTGCTACCAAAAAAACCGAAGCGATCTGAAATACTCTTCTATGACCAACCAAAGAGGTTGCAGTTGTGGAGGCGCTTGCCTATGCCCGAAGAACTGCAAAGGATTCGAAGTATGGATGAGTGGTTCGAGAAACCTGCCGAGTTTCGATCGAAGTTTCGTGTATACATCGAGAAAGAGTTTCAACGCAGGAGGGACGGCGTTTGGTTTTACAACAATGGGGAGCCTACGTATATTACGGGGAGACACTATATGTTTTTACAGTGGTCTAAAATTGATATCGGATACCCATCATACCTTGCTTTCCAAAGACAAATCTTTCTCCACATGGCTGCTTGCGAAGCTGATCCCCGTTGTTTCGGTCAGCTATATACTAAGTGTCGTCGTTCTGGCTACACTAATATATGCTCTGCTGTACTTGTTGACGAAGCTAGTCAAGTTAAAGACAAGCTTTTGGGGATTCAGTCAAAGACTGGTAAAGATGCTCAGGAAAACATCTTCATGAAAAAAGTGGTTGCGATCTTTCGCAGCTACCCTTTCTTCTTTAAACCCATCCAGGACGGTACCACTAATCCTCGTATGGAGCTAGCGTTTCGTGAACCCTCGAAGCGAATCACGAAAAACAACAAGACGTCCTACCGTGGTGATGCACTCAATACAGTTATCAACTGGAAGAACACCACGAACAACGCATACGATGGAGAGAAGCTACACATATTGTATCTCGATGAAGCAGGAAAATGGGAGAAGCCTACCGATATACGTGAGGCATGGAGGATAGAAAGAACTTGCTTGATTGTCGGTAAGAAGATTGTAGGTAAAGCTATAGTGGGGAGCACCGTGAACCCCATGGACAAAGGCGGTAAAGAGTACAAAGGTCTTTGGCATGACTCTGATCCAAACGAAAGAAACGCCAACGGAAGAACCAGATCAGGTCTTTACAGGATATTCATTCCAGCTTATGAAGCCCTAGAAGGATTTTTTGACGAATATGGGAATCCCGTAATTGAAGACCCTGCCGAAAGCGTACACATACATGGTATAGATGGTGAGCTGATAGAGAGTGGAAGCAAGTCCTACTTAAAAAACGAAAGGAAATCGTTCAAGGATGATCCTTCAGAGCTAAACGAAATAACCAGGCAGTTTCCCTTCACCGAAGACGAAGCATTTAGAGACAGTATTGAAAGCAGCTTATTTAATATAGGTAAGATCTATCAGCAGATAGAGCACAATGACGAGCTGTACCCAAACCCCGTAGTTGTAGGAAATTTCTTGTGGAAGGAGAAAGACAAAGAGGTTGTTTTTTCCCCAACCCCAAACGGTAGATTCAGGGTGTGTTGGATGCCCGACCCTCCAGACAGGAATGTCATCAGGCTAGAAAGGGGTAAACTAGTTCCTCCGTTTCCAGAATATGGTTGCGGAGGCGTTGACTCTTATGATCTTGACGCTACGGTCGATAGTCGCGGATCAAAAGGTGCGCTGCACATGTACAATAAGTTTAGCATGAATCGTCCGCCCAACATGTTCGTTGTTGAGTACGCTTCTCGCCCAGACCTTGCCAGCATCTTTTACGAAGATGTGCTGATGTGTGCTTTCTTTTATGGCTATCCACTTCTTATAGAGAACAATAAGTATGGGATTGCAAGGCACTTTGAGGCTAGGGGGTATGACGGATACCTTCTGGGTAGACCACCCCACCTTATGAGCAGGACAGCTCCTAATAATTCTGTAAAGACCAAGGGTATACCGTCTAACTCTCAAGACGTTATTCAGTCTCACGCTCAATCCATCGAGGCGTTTATTCACAATCATGTGGGTGTCAACCACGAGACGGGGGAAGTAGGCACCATGTATTTTAACAGAACCCTAGAAGATTGGATAGGATTTAAGATAGATAAGAGAACAAAGTTTGACCTTACTATAAGTTCTGGTTTAGCATTATTGGCTGCGCAAAAAGCAAAACCTAAAAAAGAAAGTAACTTTCAGGAGAAGGTGTTTTTCAGAAAATATAACGTCTAGCGGCGATTTCTTATATTTGCGAGATATCGAGTATAGTGCCAGAAAAATATGAATTATACAAACAAAAAAGGTAAGAGCTCTTTTCCCGACCCTCTGGCAAGCACTGAAGCTAAAAACACAAAGGAGTACGGTATTGAGTACGCGAAAGCCATTGAGTCTCAGTGGGGTAAGATGGGCGCAACTAGCTCTTTGTTTGGTATAAGAAACTTAATATTTGATAGAAGTAGGGACTACGCAAACGGTACTCAAAGCACAGACATTTAC